TGACAGGGCGCTGACCATGGCCCATGCTCCCGAGACCAGGGCTGCTGTCCGCCAGTCCTACATCTACGACCGCTTGGGGCTTGAGGCGGCGGCCGAGAGGCATGGCGTGCCGCTGGGCACCGCCCGGCGCTGGAAAGCCCAGGCCGACGGCACCGGGGATGACTGGGACAAGGCGCGTTCCGTCAATGCCATGACGGCCGCCGGTGCCGGCGCCATCGCCCAGATCGTGCTGAACGACTTCATGACCCTGCATCAGGCCACCGTCCAGGCCCTTAACGAGGACGGCAAGACGCCACCTCTGGCGCGGGCCGAGGCGATGTCGCGGCTGGCCGATGCCTTCACGAAGACGATGGCGGCCGTCGCCAAGGCCGCGCCCGATCTGGGCCGCTATGCCGTGGCGGGCGAGCTGTTGCAGGATCTGGCTGCCTTTGTGCGGGACCGTTACCCGGAACATGGCCAAGCCCTGGCCGAGATCCTGGAGCCCTTCGCCGCCCATGTCGCGGAGAAGTACGGCTGATGGCCAAGGCGTGGAGCAAGAACAGCAAGTTCGGCACCAAGGAATTCCTTGAAGAAGTCGCCCAATTGGCCCAGGCGGTGCGCGAGGAAATCGCGCAGGCCTCGGAGCTGGGCGAGTTCGACCGCTCGGACAAGGCCAGGCGCGCGCGCATCACCCGCGCCCAGGATGACTTCGAGTTCTTTTGCCGGACCTATTTCCCGCATCATGCGCGTGGCAATCCCTCGCGCTTCCATGCCTTCCTGTTCGAGCGCTTGCCCGAGCTCGTGGAAGCGCCGGAAGGCCAGCGCGAGATCATCGCCGCGCCGCGCGGCAATGCCAAGTCCACCTACGGCACGCAGCTCTTCCCGCTGTGGTGCGTGATCACCCGGCGCAAGCGCTATCCCATCATCCTGTCCGATGCCATCGAAGTCGCCTCGATGATGCTCGAAGGCATCAAGGCCGAGCTGGAGACCAATCCGCGACTGGCCTTCGACTTCCCCGAGGCTTGCGGCGCCGGCCCGGTCTGGCAGGTGGGCGTGATCGTCACCCGCAACGGCGCCAAGCTGCAGGCCGGCGGCGCGCAGAAGCGCATCCGTGGTGCGCGCCACGGCAGCAACCGCCCGGACCTGGTCGTGCTTGACGATATCGAGAATGACGAGAATGTCCGCAGCCCCGAGCAGCGCGACAAGCGCGAAGCCTGGATCGACAAGGCGGTCGAACCATTGGGGCCGCCCGACGGCAGCATGGACATGATCTATGTCGGCACGGTGCTGCATCTCGACGCGGTGCTGTCGCGCAAGATGAAAAACCCGATGTGGCGGGCGACCAAGTTCCAGGCGGTGATGGCCTGGCCCGACCGCATGGATCTGTGGGAGCAGTGGGAAGAGGCCCTGCGCAACGATGGCCGCGAGGCTGCGGAAACCTTCTGGCGCGAAAACCGCGCGGAGATGGAACGCGGTGCGGAAGTCCTGTGGCCGGAGGTCCAGCCCTTCAAGCGGCTGATGGAGATCCGCGTCCGCATCGGTCTGTCGGCCTTCAACAGCGAATACCAGAACAGCCCGATAGCCGAGGATGCCACCTTCTCCAAGGTGGTGTTCTGGGTCGAGCGCGCGCCGCGCCTGGTCTATTTCGGCGCCCTGGACCCGTCCTTGGGCAAAAACAATCGGTCGCGCGACCCCAGCGCCATCCTGGTCGGCGGGTTCGACCGCGAGCAGGCGCGCCTGGACGTGATCGAGGCGTCGATCCGCCGCCGCGTCCCCAGCATCATCATCTCGGACGTGATCGCCCTGCAGCGGCGCTATCAATGCGTCATGTGGTTCGTCGAGGCGGTGCAGTTCCAGGAATTCCTGCGCACCGAGCTGATCAAGGCGGCCATCCAGCAGGGCGTGCCGCTGCCGGCCAAGGCGGTGCAGCCGACTACCGACAAGGCGCTTCGCATTGAAAGCCTGCAGCCGATCCTGATGGACGGGCGCATCCGCCTGCATGCCAGCCAGTCCACCTTGCTGGAGCAGTTGACGGGCTTTCCCCAGGCCGATCACGACGACGGGCCGGACTGCCTGGAGATGCTGTGGACCGGGGCGGTGTCCTTCGCGCCGCTGGGCGAGTTCCATGCTGCCGGCCAGCGCGGCCTGCTGCACCAGGGCGGATTTGATGGCGGCGGCTTCGGCATGGGCGGCTTTGCCGGCGGCGGGCGGATGGATTGGAGCGGGTATCATGACTGATTCGAAGAGCAAAACGGCCAAGCCGGTCTTCGGCGAACTGGCCGCTGCCTCCCGGCGCGATGACCTGGCGGGCTTTCTCGGCGAGATCCTGGCCACGCCCGACCCTGTGCTCGACAGCCTGGGCGGCGACCTCAAGCATTACCGGGCGCTGTTGCGCGACCAC